GGGCCTGTGCCGGCCCCTGCGCCCCCGCCTACGCCAACAAAGCTCTTGGCGCCTTCCCATGCGCTGCCGATAGCACCCTTCACGCTGTTCCACGCATCCTTGACCGCATTAACGATCGGCGCAAAGATCGCGTCATAAATCATCTTGCCTAGAGCTGTCATTGCATCGACAAAGAACTGCGACACCGCGTTCCATGCTGCTTTGAACGACTCAACGAGGTAGGCCCACCACTGCTGGATCACTGACCACAGCATCGTCGTCAGCCCTTCCAGGCCGGCCATGAATAAGTCACCGTCGAGCGTGAGCATACCGACGATCATTGCTGCGACAGCCCCGATCGCTTCCCCGAACCACACCACAGCATCCCGCACCATGTTGATCACGGCCATCACATAGGGCGCCCATTCTTCCCATGGACCAATCAGCGAACCAGTCAGGGATTCCCCGCCCTGGATCCAGACGTACAGGTCTTCCAGCACCAGTGCAACGGCAGTGATGATCGCGATAATCTTGATGAAAGGTAGCATCGCAAGTAAACTGGCGGCGCGGAACGCGGACAGGATTGCAATCGCTTTGGCACCGAGTGCAACACCGATCGCAATACCAATGAAGCGGAGCATGTTGTTCCAGCCCCCGAACGCTTGCACCAGCTTATCAACGCCAGCTTCAATCTTGTCAAACCCCGCAAGAATGAGGTTCGCAATCTTGGTGACAAAGTTGGACTCGCGGTTCATGCGGTCAAGCATCATGCTGAAACGGTTGCCCACAACCGTCATCGCACGCCCAACCGTCATAGGCATCTCTTTGAACTTCTCGCCAAAGTAATCCGACATCTGGCGAGTGGCTTCAATCACAGCTTTCGCGGTCAGCTTACCGTCCGACGCCATTTTCTTGAGCTGCTCGCGAGGGATCTTCATCGTCTCCGCGAGTTTGTCAAGGTACTGCGGAGCAGCTTCCGCCATGGAACGGAACTCATCGCCCTGCAGAACACCCGAGGCAAGTGCCTGGGAGAACTGCGTCATCACCGCGGACGCTTCTTGTGCGCTTGCACCACCAACGACAAGAGCCTGTGAGATGGTGTCCGTGATGCCCAGGAGGTCTTCTTGGGTCTTAATGTAGTCCTTGGCAGCGTTGCCAACCTTCGTGTAGAGCGAAGCGTAGGCGTCAATCTTCACACCTGCCGCACTGGCACGCGCTGCAACCTCATCGAATGCAGCGCCAGCGTCACCCACGGTCTGTGGCAACTGACCGACCCGCGTGCGGATGTTTTGCATCTCATCCGCAATACCAATGACAGCCTTGACGGTTGCAAAGCTGGCCACAGCAGCAACGATATTCCGGAACGCACCCGCGGCCTGTTCAGCACGGTCTTTCAGACGCTCCGTAGCCCGCTCTGCGTTGTTGAGCTGGGCTGTGTTGGTGCTGAACCCGAGTCGGGTGATTAGTTCGCGGACAATCATTCTTACCTCTGAGCTTTCGCCTCTTCGTACTGTGCCGCTTCTATGTCTGCCTGCATGTCCATCAGCGCGTTAAGCGCCTGCAAGTCCTCCACAGTAGCGACACCACGTTTCACTTCCGTCAATGACACCTTGCCTGCAAGTATCGGACGCCATATCCACAGTTCAGCGGTAAGGTTGTCCGATAGCTTGCCGGGAGTCTTTACGCCTTCTTCACGTCGGCGGTCAGACTGCCAAAGCGGTCCATCATTGACACGAAAAAAGGGCCAAACTGATACCTCGCGACTTCAAAGATCAACTGGTAAAGGTCGAACAGGTTTTCGGTCGTGAAGCACTGGTCAATGTCGGCAGCACTCTTAATGAATTTCTTGGCCTCCACGCAATACACGCGGGATTCCGCAAACATGGGAAGAACAATCTTCTCCATGATGGACTCGTCCAGGTGCTCGCTGATAACGGCCGCAGCTTCCTTGACATCCACGTCGCCAAGGTTGCGTCCTGCACCAGTGATGGAGCCAATGACAGGGATTGCAATCTTCTGAATTCGCATCAGCAGCGTGTTCGCTGCAAAGGCGTTCATTCGGACGCTTGTGAATTCGCGGGTGCCGACAATAAAGGTCTCTTGCTGCATGGTTTCTCTCACGTTGTGGTTATCGCCTCAAGTATAGCAAAACGGAGCCTCTTGGGCCCCGTTCTGTTTCCTTCAACTTAGGCGCCACCGCCGTGGAAGATCTTCAGGTCTGCTGCACTGAATACCCACACACGCTCGGACACTTCCTTTCCGAAAGTTGCTTCCGGAATGGTCTTGATCCAGCATTGCGTGGCAGCAGCAAGTGAGCGACCCGAACCATCCACCAGTCCGATCGGACTAACGATCAGACCGTCGTTGGTGAGGTCGTCGGTTGCCAGCAGCGCGGACAGGAGGTCGTTCGCCTTGCTGGTTTGCAGCAACTTGAATTCAAACTCACCCATCTTGTTCGCGTTGCGGGCACGCGCCACACCGCCGTCAGTACCGACGCGGGTGAAGTACATATCTTCAGCACGGCGAGCGATGATCGAATCACCGTCACTGAAGCCCGACAGAATGACACCGCCGACGGTGACAATCACCTGCGACGGATCATAGGAACCAGTCAATTCAGCCATTCATTTTCTCCTTAGAGTTCGTATGCCAGGGCACCAGTGATTTCCACAACGTGGATCGCACCAGCAAGGCGAGCGGTAAAGCCCAGCGACAGCGTGCGGGACGCCTTGATGCTCGGGGCCAGTTCCACGGAACGCGGGTACGTGATAACGAAGCCCGGGACGGTGTTGTTATTCGCATCCAACTCGTCCGGCGCAATGCCGCCCACGTTCTGACCTTCCTGCAACGACTTTCGCAGGTTATTCACGCACAGCTGAATCCCCGCGTCGGTGTAAGGCACCTTGTCGCGGTTGATCATCATCTGCACCATATTGACCTGAATGGTGTCTTTCAACCAGTCGCGGAACCGAATGACGTCAATCCATTCACCTGCTGCAACCTTGCCAGGGTTCGTCAGAGCGATCTGCGCCTGATAGAACTCGAAGGTGTTGCCACCCTTATTGACCACAGTTTGCTTCTGCGTACTGGTCAGCGGGCTGGGCGTCACGCTTGCGAGCGACTTCAGTGCCCAAGTTTCAGCGCCAGGTTGAATGGTGAATACACGACCGGCCCAAGCTGCGTCAGGGTATTCCGTCGCGGCGTTGGTGTGGTACAGAACCGCCGTACGGAAATAACGGGTGTTCTTGAGGACGCTGATCAGGTCGGTAGCCAGCGACGGGTTCAGGACGTCAGCTTCATCGGTTGCAGTGATGAACAAGCGGTCATTCGCTTCGGTCCATTCTGCTGCCTTCAGCTGGTCAGCCTTCACGCGCTCGGTCAGGACAAGTCCGTACCATGCGGAGTCCTCGTCCAGGATCGCATCCAGGTCGTCAGCAACTGCACTCGCAGCAGCCAGCGGGCTGATGGTGCCCCATTGCAGGTTCGTCAGCAACTCAACAGAACCCACGGTGCTGATCCACGCGATTTCCACGGTGTCGCCCACTGCTGTGGCCGTAATCACTTCGTCGGTGTCGCTGGTCACAGCAAGCGCCAGCCCGGTAGCGATCTCAGCCTTGGTAGGCGTACCGTCTGCCGTGTAGCTGTACGTCTCAGCATTAACCTTGAAGCTGTAGGTGCCCAGCGCAATCAGGTCAGCAACTTCAATCACTGCCTTCAGCACAGCACGACGACCGACTTTCACTTGCTTCGGACGCGGGATCTGACCGAAGCAATCGGACAGAGCAGTCAGCAAGCTAGGCGGCAGATCGTCTTCGGACGCTGCGTTGTAGCTGGTATAAACACGAACGCGCTCAGGGAAGGTCATCAGCGGAGCAACAATCATCGGAGTCCCGAAGTTGCCACGCGAAACACCAGCAGTCTGAAGCGCGATTTGTACGGAGACAATATCGTCAAGGGAAGCCATCAGGAACTCCTTTATTTCAAATCAAGCCCACTATAACACAACCGTGATATCTTGCGCCAGATCCGGGTTGGCATCAAACCCGGGCGTCAAATCCACGGTCTCATATCCTGCCGTCATATCGACTGTCTCAATGACACCGACACGGTCAAGAATCCTGCTTCCAAATCGAACAAACAGATCAACGCTTGCACGGGGTTCCAGCTGGCTCTTGTCCAACGGGAATGGAATGTTCTGGACGTCACCTGTGTTGTAGAGGGCAAGGTCTTTCAGTTGCCATTGCTCCAGCACAGTCGTCTTGGAAAGGTTGTCGCGCAGTTCTGCAACTTTGAAGTCGGAATCCGCGCCAATGCGCTGCACTTGAACAGTGGCTTCTCGAACACCGTCAATCTGCTGGTCGCCATCGTTGGTGACGCCCTGGCTGTAGTAATCTTCCCCGACTGCTCGCTGCACCTGCACACGAATCGTCCAGTAGGGCAGCGCAGGGCGCGGCGCATTCTGGTCCGCGAACATAAGGGTCTCGGCGCCAACAAGCGCCTTCACCAGCGTGTAGAGGTCAGGCTTGAGGTTGATCATTTCTTAGGCGGCAACTTCTTGGCCCAGGCTGCGCCTTCTTTGCGAGCCGTGGTGATGTTGATTGCTTGCACCTGTGCTGTGGCCTTCTCACGCGCCGCTGGGCCGGTGTAGCAAGTGCCCCCGTCGGAGGACTTGAAACCCTTCACACCGTTCAAGGTGCATTCGACAACTTTCGCTGGCATGTTAAGCCTCCAATCCAATTCGGTGAATACTGAGCATCAAACCAGCGACAGACGGATACACACCCGCTGCTGGATAAGTAATGATGCCAACTTGCTTTGTGACGTCTGTGCAAGCCTGCAAGAAGCGAATGCGGGTATTCGCGACAGGTGTATGTACGTTGAACGACAAGCTCTGGAACGCTTTCGAGTTTGCTTCGTCGGGCTGCAAAGTCAGACGGCGGGAGCTTGCCGGGAAATTACTGAAGGCACCTGCCGGGGGTTCCTTGACCTGAGTCCAGAGCGTCCAATCGACTGCACCAGTAGCAATCTTTCTGACCACATGGAAGCTCAGGTTCCAGTTATACCAGCCCGCCTTCTTAATGATGATCTCGTTGTTCAGGATGTCCCATTCGAACGAGTCAGCAGGGTTGTTGAATAATTCAGTGTTGAACTGCACCACCTGCCCAACGTCGTTCGTCGCGCACTGCTGAAAGACCTCAACCGTCTCGTGAGTGCTTGCAAGACGGAACACATGAGCCACTTCCAGCGCATTAATGTCTGCCTGAGCGGTTGCGTTGAGCTTGCCCGTCTGCAGGGCTTCGATTTCAGACTTCGCGTGTGCAAAGTTCTGGCGCACGCTCGCAGTCGTTGCGTTTCCGAATGCGGGCAGGTCTGCGTTGATATTGCTTGCCATTTAGGGCCTCTTCAGTGCGCCGGACAACCAGTCCGCAGTCGTTGTGAATTTGAACACTTTTGCGCCAATGTATTTGTAGTGACTGATCACTCCAGACTGGTTCGCAAAGATGCTCACGATCTCATACCCGTAACCCTCGTGAATAATGATGTCCGGTTGCACACCTTCACCATCCGCGGTCACGTTGAGTTTGTCGTTTGTGTAGAGCTTAACAAAGTCAGACAGGTGGCGCCCCTCTGGGAGCGCGTGCATATCCTGCCCCATGACCACAGGTTGCACGCTCGCAAGTGTGGTCAGCGCACTACGGGCTCCAGGTGCCCACACCCCATTCGTGTAAGTGCCAGCAGCTTCTCGCAGGACGTCTTTTGACTTGCGGAAGCTCATGTGCGACCCCTGACTTCTATCTGCACGGCGTTCGTCATCGCGCCAGTATCAACGAGGGTCTTCGTTGAACCTTTTTTGGCTGCAATGGTGCTCGGTGCAAGTGCCGGAAGGATGTTCCGTCCGGTGATTGTGTTCTGTACGCGGCCAGCGTGCTTCTGACCGATGATGGTCAGAGCCTGATCCGCAGTGACTTCACCTGCGACAAGGCGCTTGCTTTGTCGATTGAAGTCGGAATTGATAGCTGCGACATTCTCGTCGAAGCTCATTGCCATGAAAGGGCGCGAAGGAACGTCCTCAGTGCCGAATTCGTTATAGGTAGCGTATTCGGCAATGGACGTCCCCTCGCTATCGGTAGAACCCTGAAGGATTCCCACAGCCACCTCACGGCGCTGCGCCCGCTCAACCTCGCGCTTGATTGCTTTCCACCCGAGGTCGCGGTCAGTTACTGCCATGGGGTCACCCGTGTCATGATTGCAGCACCGGAACACACTTTCGTGATGTCAAGGTACTGCTGACCGTAGGAGGTCTGGCCGAGATAGGTGTCACCGCCCTTGACCCCGCCATAGCTGCGCTGCAGATCACCCTCGCGCTCGCTTGTAACGGGCCCCAGGGCTGCGGCGCCACCTTGGCCCGAGCGTGTGGTAAGGGACAGCAGGTGCGCCGCGTACAGCGCCTGCGCCATCGCTGCCCGCTCTGCATCCAGGCAACCGACCACAATGAGATTCCCGGCCATCGTGAGCCACGAATTCACGGTCGCGTCAGCAACGCTTGAAAACTCGGGGGCCAGGAGGCGGAAATACTCGAGCGGGGTCATTACTGAGCAGCCTGTGCAGGAGCGACAGGTGCCACAGGGGTGCCAGGCTTCGGCGCCACAGGTTTCGCAGCCGGTGCAGGAGCGACGCTCTTGACTTCAACCAGATCGTCCTTGTTGATCGAACCCTTGTAGGCGTCCGGAATTTCCTTTTCCTCGCCCGGGGCGATGGAAACATTGCCGACGTGATGCAGTCGTGCGGATACGTTCTTGACTTTCATTTGTTTCTCCTGAAGTTAATGGACGGAACTGGTTTGCACCAGCCCCGCCCATTTTACTTAGATACCGTCGGCGAACGCAAAGGCCAGAGGATACTCAATGATCACACCAGCGAAGCGCGACTCAACCGGCACCTGGAACTCCAGGCCGACCTGCTGCGGAGCGTACTGCTTGATCATCATCGGAATCTCAAGCTGCCAGTTCTCCATGGAGTTTTCCATGGCGTACATGCGGTCTGCACCGCCTGCACCAGCACCGTCCAGCTCCACAACCTGCTTGAACTGCACGCCCGGATGGACTTGCTGCAAGAAGGCGAGGATGGTCGTGTCGCTGGCCGCACTGTTCTGCGTGGTAGCGATCAGGGCGTACTGCTCGATCGGCAACCACACCTCGGTCACGCGGTGAATACCCTTGGACTGCGTGATCACCTTGTTGATCAGCGCATTGACGTCGCGAACGATCTTGTCGGCGGTCTTGGTTGCGAAGGTCTTGGACGAACCAGTACCGTCGGCCAACAGGGTCACTTCCGGGACGTTGGTGTTCGACAGGAAGCCAGGCAGACCGTTGTCAGCGTCACCGCTGAAGGCCAGCTGGTTGATCTTTTCCTGATGGGCACGGGTTGCGGCCATTGCCTTCTTACCGTTCAGGTTGATGCCAGCGTACATCGCCGAGCGCACTTCCTGCACGTTGTAGCCGTAGGCGTTACCAATCGATCGAATCGGATTGGTGAATTCCTTGCCGGTCACGTCCGCACGGGGCAGGTCGTTGGCGTAGTTCGCAATCACCTTCGCCATGCCGACAGAGTCGTACTGGCGATAAGTGTGGGTCGTTGCACCTTCCGGGATCGCGGTCGAGACCGGAATCAACGTCAGGGCGTTCAGACCGACACGCTTGATGTCGTAGGTCTGGGACTTGACGAATTCCAGTTGGCGTGCGAAGAACACGCTTTCGTTGGCATCGAAGCGGCCAGTGTTCTGGATGACGCGGAGGTCAGCTTCGTCGTACTTCATCTGATCTTTGTTCATGTTACTTGATCTCCACGAGAGCCAGGCCAGCTGCGCTGGTGGCGGTGATGAACTTCACGCTGATTTGCGTGAAGGCCTCGATGCCCGCTGCGACAGCAGCATCAGTCAGGGTGCCGTCAGCGACGGTAAGGTTGGCGGTAGCACCAGCAACCACAGCATCGGAGGTCATCACCCACATGCGACCCTGAGTCAGGACCGACACGGTTTCAGTGGCTGCGTACTGCACCACACCGGCAGAGGTTTGCTCGCGTGCATGGTCGTGCAGTGCGAAACCGACCACACCTGCGCCAGCAGTGGCTTTCAGGACTTCCTTGTCCGGGCTGGTGCCCAGCTTGACAGGGTACGAGACCGGAATGATTTCCTCAGCTGCGTAGCTGCGGACGTTCTTGGGGCCGATGCCGTCCAGCATACCCTTGAAGGCTGCGGCACCGTATTGGCTGATCGTGGTTTGCATTATTTCTGCTCCTTCTTACCGAGTTGAGACATGAAGCCCTTGTAAGAGCCGGTGTCGGTTTGCTCACCAGCGTCATCACGCTTTGCGCCAGCAGCGCGTTGAGCGGCCATTGCGGCGTCGTTCTTCATCGACACCGTCAGGTCGAACGCTGCATTGACGTAGTCGTCGGACTTGCCGGTCAGGTCAGCATCGGTGCGGACGGACTTGATCACCAGTTCCTTGACTTCGCGGTCGGTCTTGCCGGTGCCATCAACCTTGAAGGTTTCAGCAACCTTGTCCAGTTCGGCGCGGGCTTTGACTTCAGCGCGAGCAGCTTCCAAAGCATCTGCGCGAACTTTGTCCGCCGATTGCACTTGGGATTTCAGGGTGTCGCGTTCTGCGGCAACGGTGTCGAGTTGCTTTTGCAGCTCATCGACATGCGTGGTCAGTTCGGCTTTGTCACTGCGGAGCTTTTCAACCTCCACAACGACTTCGGGAGCCGCCTGATATTCCAGGCCGCTATCCAGCCGAATACGGCTCAGATTCTCAGGCATAGCATTTTCCTCTTGAGGGTTAAACGAAACGGCATCATGCCGGTCTAAATTGAGGCGGGCATTACCTGCACGACCCCGCGGAACGATTGCAAGATGATTGACCCGGATGTTTCGCTGGATCGCATCATATTCCTGGCCGTTCCACACACCAGGCGTCTCTTCAAGATCGACCTTGTAACCGAGCGACAGCTCACGCTTGCCACCCTTCATTACCTTGTCAATCATTTCACCATCGTGAATGATAATTGGTGCGACCACATTGTCACCGTCTTGCTTGCCTTCGCCTTGCATGGTGCCAACAGACAGTCGCTTCGCATTCTTTGCGGTGACAGGCTCGCCAGGGTGCTCGTCCGTGACGGGCTTACCAGCAAAGCTCTTCAGGGAATCGGCGTGGAACACTTCTTCCGCAGGGCGCAGCTCGCGACGGATAGTTCCGTCAGCGTTCTTGTAGAGTTGAATTCCAACACGCCCGACGATCGGGGTATCCACGAGATAACCCTCGTCAGTGCGAGTGGCCTTGATCTCTGTGCGGTCGTATCGGATAGCTTCCATGGTCAGCAGTATATGCACAGTGGATTCAAGTTGCAAAGGCATTGATTCATCAATCTTCCCCTTCGTCCCACACAGCCTCAGCGCGGCAGCGACACCGCACCTCCTGCCCTGGGTGCTGCCCGTTGCTAGGCCCCTTGTCCCAAGAGTACGTCTTACCGTTGCGGTCAGCGTGCCCAGGCCTCACCCTGCTGTCCTGTACGCTGCGCCACACATACTCCTTGACGCCAACGCTTTGCAAGCGGTAGCGCGTGAGGTCGGCGTTCAACTTCAAAGTCTGGTCCTGAGCAATCAGCTTGGCACGGTAGTCGGTGACACCATAGCGAGCCTTGATCTGTGCTGTCAAGTCTTTGACGGACGCCCCGTTCATAACACCACGGCGAATGATGCCTTCAATCTCAGGGTGCAGACGTGTCGGTAAAGATTTGATAAGTGCAGTGTTTTCACTCACCCATCCTTCAGCAAGCGGTTTCAGGTAAGGCTCGCTTCGGAACACTGACACGCCCAGCACAGCGGACGTCGGCGCCCCAGGCATTACAGGTGGCAGCGGAAGACCCGTGTTGGCCTTCACAACGAGCTTGAACTGCCCCTCGTTGAACTTGCTGACAGCACTGAACATTCCAGGCAGCTTTGTGACCACACTGCCCATCGCAGTCAGCGCCATGCGTGCAAGCTCCGCCATTAAGGAATCGAGCGTGTCAATCCACCCGTCCGTCCGGGCGTCTATTTCATACTCGGCCTTCAGCCCGGGCAAGCGGGGCAGCAGGACGCTATTCACGTCCGCCTGCAACTGCTTCGAGTGGCGCAGCAGGAGGCGCGTGTATTCGCGCTCCTGGCTGTCAGGATTGTTGAAGGTTGTTTTCTGGGCCATTGCCAGCATCCTGCGGAGGTGTGGTCATTGCGGGAACTTCGGGCTCTTCCACTTCCGTCTCGGGCATGGTATCGACGTCGTCAATGTCATAACCCTCGTCCGGAAGCATCTTGCGAATCTCGCTCGCGTCCAGGGCTCCAATGTTGTTCAGGATCTCGAACGTCTGTGCTCGCTTGTAATCGGTCTCAGAAATATCCTTGGCGGACGGAACGTACAGCGGATTAAACTTAATCAGGTAGTCCTCGACATAGCGGCCCATCACGTGAAGCTGAATCTCGCAAAGCCTGTCCAGCGCAGGCAGAAGGATGGTGTTCTGCATCTGGCCGACTTTCGCATACCAGTTCTCAAGGTCGCTCTTCCCCGTGCTGTTGAGCCCACCTTGTTGGCGCCCAAAGAGCAGCGCCTCGGGCATACCCGTGACAGCAGATAGCGCAAGGCCCAAGCGGTCAAGGATGTCAGCCACACCGGACAAGGGTGTCGATTTCAGGTCGTACGATTCAGCAGCATCAATAACGATGGTGTTATTGATCGAACGGGTCATATCGACCAGATCCACACGCTTGCGAACCAGTGCCTCACCGCCGGGCGAGCGCAGCAAGTTCGTCAGCTCAGGGATCCCATGGACTGCCTGTTGAGCACGTTCCAGCAGAGCGTTGGCCCAGACGTGCGACATGCCGAAGCGAGTCAGTTGGTCATAACACTGCTGCAACTTGCTGGCACCCCATCCGTCATTCCGTTCGCGGATGCGGTCAGGCACAGGCGTCCCATCAAACACAATGCAGCGCGACTCATGCACGACGTAAGGGGTTCCCTCGATAGGGGACACCATGTAGAGCTGAGTCTTGCCGAAGCGCATGTCGTTCGGGTCAAGGTATTTCTGGTGATGTGTTACCTGCCAGCGATCATAGACGCGCAACTGCTCAAGCGACTTCGCTTTCTCAACGACAAGCGGTTCTTCCAGCGTACCACCATCGTTGATCAGCATGACCACAATGGAGCCACCATACAGCGCACTCCAGCGCAGCGCGTCACAGAGCTTTTCCAGTGCCTGAATGCCCTCCAGCTCGGCGCGAACCTCACCATCGTCATCCACGCCTTCAATGTCGTAACCAGCGCGGACCATTTCCTCGGCGGGCAGGTCAATAATTCGGCGGGCAAACCCGTCACCCTCATAAAGACCCTCGAGTTCGGTGTATTGCAGCAGACGAGGCGTCACCGCTCGCGTGTATGCGCTCCGGTCACCCTTGTTGCCGACGTTAAGAAAAACGTTCTCATACGGACCGTCGTCCCGCGATGCTTCAGTAGATTGTTCGCTCATGGTGTCCTCATCAAATCATTGCCTCAAGATCAAACTTGCTGCCCATCACCAGCTCGTTGAACGCACGCGAAGCGGCGTCCGTCTGGTCTTTGGTGCCATTCGGAAAAATGGTAATCTCTTCAAAGAAAGCGTCATTCCAGTCGCCCTCAAGGATATCCACGTTCCCCGCTTCTGCTTGTGCTGCCAGCGGCCCAGCGCGTGTGACCTTGTCCCCGCTCTCGGTACTCGTCTTGACAGTATATCCCGCCAACTGCTGAACAAGGTATGACGTCTGGGCCTTACCTGCCTGTCCTGGGTCTTGCGGAATCGAGATGGTGCATTCGTACCCGTCCTGGCTTGCCGTGTTAATGAGCAAGCGTTCCACACCTGCTGCGGACTTGCGATCGCGTGCGACGTTGGCAATGAGGAAGCGTCCGTTCTTTTGACGCCCAATTTTGACGCCCACAGTCCAGTCGCCAGCCCCTTCGGTTGCAGCCAAGTCCCATCCACGGACAAAGCGTGTGCCGGCTGGTATCGCCCGCACAACGGGAAACCATGCACGCTTGAACATACCACCTTCGCGTGGCGCTGGTCGCTGCTGTAGCTGGCCTGCCGCCGCGTAGCTGCCCATTGTCTTCTCAAGGTTGCTCACCGTTGCTTCCGGGAAGCGTTCAGGGAACAACAATTCACCGTCGTAGGTGCGAGGGTCTTCGAATCCAATACTGGTGACGCACTTGCGCTCCGCTTCAAAGCGCATGGGCAGGCAGAGATGCACATATCCGAGGTCACGCTTCAGAATGATGCCCGCTGTGTCCTTTTCATGGAGGCGCTGCATGATGACCACAATTGACGAGTCGTCGTTATTCACCCGCGTGGGCAGTGCTTCAGTGAAGGTAAGTTCCGCAGCACGCAAGTCAGCATCACTGTTCGCGTGATCCACTGACAACGGGTCGTCGAGAATGATGCGGTCACCCCGCGAACCAGTCATGGACGTGAATGCCATGGCCTCGCGGAATCCGGTGTGGTCGTTCTCGAACTTTGTCTTAGCGTTCTGGTCACCAGTCAGCTTCATGGGCCATCGTGCTTGATACCATTCGGACTGAATCAGGCGCCGACATTTCAAGTTATCGCGCACGCCCAGATCCTGTTTGTGCGCTGTGCCCAGATAGCGGAGCCCTGGTCTCCCCTGTGGGCCCCATTCCCAAGCTGGCCAGAGTACCCCTGCCAGCAGGCTCTTCATACAGCCTGGGGGCACGTTTATCAGCAACCGCTTGATATCACCTTTCGTGACTGCTTCCAGGTGCTGGCAGATCGCGTCAAGCGACCATCCCCACTTCAGTTCGGAGGACGGTTCAAGGACATGCCATGCAGCACGCACAAAGCCAGCGAAGGACTGTGACGCAATGGCGCGGTCCAGTTCAATTTCACTTGGCAGACGGATCATACAGCTTCTTCTTGATTTCTTCCATCTCCGCGACGGTCAGGTGGCCCAGTTGCGGACTATCGGTCGTGAGCTTCACTTCCTGCTCAGTCTTCACCGGAGCCTCAATGCCAATGATCTTGGCTAGCTGTGTAAGTGCAGCAACGCGGGCGGAGCCGCTGTTGAACCTGCTGTGAGCTTCGCGGTACAGGCCAGCGACGATTTTCTTGCGATGCTGGTCCTGCTCCGTGAGGATACCCATTTCAGCCTCACGCTCCGCAATGCGGTTGAGCGTGTAGGGTTCAGACATGAATTGCTTCGCGTACTGCTGCGCGAAGGCTTCCTGATATCCAAGTCGAATGGTCGCAGAATATGCGTCATAATCGACCAGATATTGCTCGACGAAGCGTTGCCGTAAGGCCCGCTCTTGTTTCGTCAAGGTATCTGCTAATTCGCTCACGCCATACTCCGGTTGAAGGTTAATTCAGTCGGAGTATAGCGAAGCTGGAATCAATCCAGCAAGTGGAAGCGTCAGACTCGCGGAACTCCGCCCTGTGCAAGCGTCCGCCGAACCCATTCTTCGAACCAGTGCAGGAACGAATCCCAATCCATCTCAGCTCTGGCTTGCTGCTGGGCACCGCCGGGCAGGTGCAGCCATACCAGCGTCACACAGCGCCACTTCTTGCCGTTCTGCCGATACAGGAGCACCGGATGCTCGTTGTTCTCGTCTGCTGCCGTGGTGCATTGCTTCCACCATGTATTGATAGACAACTGCTCCTGGCGCTTGACCTCGATGCACATCCCGAACGTGTTGCTCAGGTCACTGCCACCAACCGCTGACTGATTCTGGTTGCGCTGCACAATGGCCTTCTCAGGGAGCGGGTATCCGCCCTCTGACATGACCTTGCGAACGATGGGCTCCAGGGCACGCTGAATCTCGCGCTCCCCTTCCTGCCCCTTCTGGCGGATGTTAATGCTCATATGATTGGTTTCCCTTCGTATCGATACCAGTGAGGTTGAATGGCAATCTTCTCCGCAATGCGGGTCCGAATGATTTGCAGTGCTTCAGGTGTTGCAGTGTAGTGACCACACCAAGGCGCCGCAAGCATCGTTCCGTCCGGGTCAAGCTCGGACTCACGATTGAAGTTAATGCCTCGTCGTTCAAGTTCCTGCCTCAGCAGTGCATAACGCTCACGCAAGTAGGCACCCTTGTCGTAGAAGAAACTCACGTGACCAGTGTTCAGGGTGAATGCTGGTGGGATGCGTTTCAGCACACCTTCCACGCCACGAGCTGCAATGCTGCGAGCAAGGGACTTGGGCACCATCTTGATCTCACGGAACTCAGCGAACAGGTGCTGATCCATCAATTCTTGGGGCGGGACTAGGTTAATGCGTGTCATTTGTGCTCCGGCTGGTTCATTAGGAACCGCAATTCTACACGAAGTGCAGCCTCACGCAACTTGCTCGGGCTTGCCTGCTTCATGACTTCCAGGGCGATCGCACAGAACGTCTCGAGCTCCGCACGTTCATCGTCACCCCATCCAATCAAGCTGGCAATGCCCTCGCGCAGGCGCTCGTTCTTGAACTTTCCCGCCTGCTCCGCAAGGTATTCCAGTTCGTCACGGGGCAGGGTTGCCCGCTCATGCAGCAACTCTCGGCACCGCTGAGTCCAGTAGGTAACGACCGCCAACTGGAACTCGCGGGAGTTGAGCTGCTCAGAAATCTTCCGAGCTTTGAACGACATCAGAATCTCCTGCCACTCCGCCACTTACCATGTGCGTCTGCCATGCGGTCAATGAACTGAATGACAGCGGGTCGCCGAACGATCCACCATGCCTGCAATCGTGGGCGCCACTGTGCATTGAACAGTCGTCGCAGCAGGTACGACCGCAACACACTGAGCACAGTCATCCAGAATGTGATGATGAAGTTGTTCTCCCACGTCATCGGGATGCCGTATGCCTTGCAGATAGCGGCAGTGGCGACCATAGCGATGACCAGGCCTACAACGCTATTGACCACAGCTTCCACCATGCTCATTGACTTGCTCTGTCCGTGCGTCGGCATAGCGTTCTCCTTTGGTTTGCGGTTCGGGCAGGTGCGCCCTTGATTACAGTCACCGTGACAGCATTCTTTCTTCATGGCTGAAACCTGTCCCTTCCGACGGTGTCCTCGACACGCATCTCCTTGAATCGTTCCAGGCTGTCAATTGCCTCCTGGACGTCCTTGCCGATGTCCTTACCTGCACCCCGCCCACCAGCGACGAGCAGCTTCTTGACCGCGTGCTGAATGCAAGGATCTGTGACGTTGAATAGCGCCAGCACACGATACACATCGACCGTCTGCAGGTTGCTGACGTCTTTGTGATAGTGCGGATGTTTATTACCGACAGACATATCTAACTCCTATGCGATTGGGAAGGCTAATTTTAAGCACAGAACCAGCTTGAGCACAACGCACGTTATTATGACCACAGTGCTCCGCCATTAGCAACAATCACCGGACCGAGATCTTTTCGCGCCGCCCGATGGCTAATTTGCACCACCGAGCCTAAATTATTATCGCTTCACTGTTCCACCCGTAACGCTGCACAACTTTCTGCACACATTGCGGAATCCGTACAATTTATTCGCCGAGCGGCATAATAACGAACCCAAAGAGCAGCTGATGCTAATCGCTGCAAACCCTTACCAGTGCTCTATATATACCCTATAAACAACATATAAATTAGTAATTATTAAATAGAGAGGTAGATTATCTTTAAAGGTAGGGTGGTGGCTCGAGGGACCACCCCACCAATAAAGGCCACCACCCTATACCCCGAAAATTAGCAGCTAACGCAATTCATATCTTTTAGCGTTAGCAACTCCGCATATCACGACGTCTTTTTAATTTTATGATCGTTGCCCTGGGACCGTTTGCCACCTATTATAAATGGCACTTTCACTCAGGAGCACACCATGCAACTCGAACCCATATCAGCTGACCTCATCGGCGCGTCCTTGCCGTCTGAATACTTCAAGAACAACTTTGCACAGTACGAACGCGCCTTCTTGGATGCTGCTGTTGCTGCGGGCTACCCGGAAGGCCTGTGGCCATCGGGGGCACCATTCCTCCGCTCAATGGTGCATCGTGCAATGCTCACGGGGAAGCTGCCCACAACCATTCCAACAAACCAGGCAATGAAGCGCAGCACATACACAGGCTCCAAACCCCATGAGCTTGTCGCAGCGGACTTCAATCGCAGCTTTGGAATGATACCGAATGCAATCTACATCATTACCAATGGTGAAGACTGGTGGCAGCACGACGTCGCTTTCCTTGCAGAAGATGCGGACTCGTTCATGCTGCATTGCCTTTATGAGCGGGCACGCACACACAAAGAAGTCCTCATTGAGCGCCCGAAGCGTGGGCGGCCGAGGAATGAAGCTGCCCACGCCGCTAAGGCGGAAAAAGGAACTCGTTATCAGGAATGGCTTGCTGAGTGCGAAGCGTATCGTGTGCGTTACAACGAGCTGAAAGAGGCTTATATGAAAGCCCTGGCGGAGTATTCGGAATGGAAGGAACGCGGGGCACCAAAATGGATCCCGTGACGTGCGTTGCGATGTCTTTGCTGAGTCGGTACAATGCAACGCAATCACCTCACCACAGGATACCAATATGACGTCGAATGTCAATGACGCCCAGCGCGAATTTGACGAGCGGTATATCACAAGCTCGGAGATTATGGAAAAGCTGGGCGTGACACGAACCACCATTCTGCTCGCACGCCGCACGGGTAAGCTCCCTGACCCCATCGACATCCAGGGCAAGATCTTTATCTGGGAACGGTCCAAGGTTTCGGATTACTTGGACGCCTGGAAGATCATTCTAGATGCTCGTCGGGGAGCTACTGCATGATTCCACAGCAATGGGAACAGTTACCCGACGACCTGAAGTATGTGCCCAAGTGGTGCATCGCTGCACCGGACAAGAGCCCTTTCACCACCAGCGGGCACCGTGCCAGCGTCACAAACCCTTCCAACTGGTCAGACTGGTATAGCACGGCGCTCACTGCTGCCCAATGGGGCAACGATGCGGGCATTGGTTTCGTGTTGTCGGAAGACGACGACTTCACCTGCATTGACCTTGACGTCAAAGATAACACGCCACCAGAGCAGCTTGATCGGTTCTGGAAGATTGTGCAAGCGTTTGACAGTTACACGGAACGCTCGCGCTCGGGGCGGGGCTTGCACATCTGGATCCGAGGTAAGGTGGGCATGGGTTGCCGTCGTGACGGTGTGGAGGTGTATTCGCAGCAGCGTTTCATTATCTGCACAGGGGACACCCTTCCAGGCTTCGCAAAACCAGTTGAGCAGCGGCAAGAGCTGCTGGACTTGCTGGTGGCGGAGATTCGTGCTGCTGCACAGACCAATCACGTGGAACTGGTGGAGCAGGATGAAACCATTACCGACGAACAACTCTGGCAGAAGGCGGCTGACGCTTCGAACGGTGACAAGTTCAAGCAGCTCTGGACAGGCGACTGGGCAGGCATTGGCTACCCATCCCAATCCGAGGCAGATTTGTCGTTGCTGTCAATGCTGTGTTTCTACTCTAAATCCAACGAGCAAGTCAGGCGCCTGTTTAGACTGTCAGGTCTTGGACAACGGGACAAAGCACAAAAGAATAATCGTTATCTTGATCGCACGTTGGCGATGATTCGCGGTCGGCAGCAACGCGAGGACGCTGCTGTGGTAATGGCCCAGGCCAACGCTGTGCAGCTTGTGGCCCAGGTTGCGCCGCAACGCTTGCTCCCCGTTGCAACGGAATCGACGCTGGAGTGGCCTCCGGGCTATGTGGGTGAGCTTGCCCGCTGGTTCTATGCGCTTGCACCGCGTCCCGTGCGAGAGGTTGCCATTGTGTCTGCCCTAGGTCTTGTCGCTGGTTTGTATGGTCGAGCCTACAACATCAGCGGGAGCGGTCTTAACCTCTACATCGTGCTCGTGGCTCGCAGTGCAGTCGGAAAAGAAGCAATGCACAGCAGCATCAGCAAGCTGTCCCACGTTATGATGAACTCGGGTGCCACTGCGTTCTCGGAGTTTGTGGATTTTAGCGACTACGCATCTGGCCCAGCACTGGTGAAAGCGATCAGCAATAGCAAGTCAGGCAGCTTTGTCAATGTGGCTGGTGAATGGGGGCGCAAGCTGCGGAAGATGTCAGATGACCACACTGAGGGTCCGATGTCGTCTCTGCGTACCGTGATGACAAACCTGTATCAGAAGTCCAGCGCGGGCACCATTGTTGGCGGTATCGGATACAGCGACAAGGAAAAGAACATCGCATCGACGAACGGTGTTGCGTACAGCATGATTGGAGAAACAACACCTGACACGTTCTACGAGTCTTTGACGAATACAATGATGCAGGATGGTTTTATGTCCCGCTTCATTGTGATCGAGTACGCTGGTCTTAGGCCTGAATTCAACACTGCGAACAGTATTCCCATCCCGGGTGACCTTTATGAGATCCTGTTGAACGGTGCTAACGCTGTCATGCAGTGCCCGCCTGGCGGGTTCAGGGACGTTGCATTGTCCCGCGAAGCTCAGATCATGCTTGACGCATTTGACAAACATTGCGACCAGCAGATCAACGCAACGGACGACGAGTCCTGGCGGCAGATGTGGAACCGTGCTCACCTGAAGACTTTGAAGGTTGCAGGCTTGATGGCGGTCACGGATTGTCCTGCGTCACCTGTTGTGACAGAGGAGCACGCAGAATGGGCGCTCAACCTCATTCACCGCGATATTTCCATCATGCGACGTAAGATGTCGGACGGTGATGTGGGTGACGGTGACATTGTGCGCGAGCGTAAGCTGCTGGCAACGCTTGCCGACTACCTGCAACACCCCATCTCGTCAGGATACAAGATACCGGACGAGATGCGGAAGTCTGGTGTGGTCGCTCGGAAATACCTCCAGATCCGTTTGCAGCGAACGAACTCATTCGTCAAGCACAAGCTCGGGCAGACGCTTGCACTGGACCACACCATCCGCAGTCTTGTTGATAGCGGGTATCTGGTGGAGGTTGCTAAAGACAAGGTTCCGCCCGAATGGAACTTCACTGGTAAGTGTTATCGTATCGTCAGCCTTCCTGATGTGCTTTGATATTTGCTTCTTAACGCAGGCTCCGTTACATTAACAACCGTGCATTCCGCACTCACTAGGAGAGACCGATGAACGTGACACACCCCGAACTCGTTGCTGCGCTTGCCAAGCCCGGCGCCGACATTGTTGCAACCCTGACCGCTGAAGACGCCCACTCGCTGCACATGGCAGTCGGCATCGCTGGTGAAGCTGGCGAACTGCTGGACGCTGTCAAGAAAGCTGCCATCTACCGCAAGCCCATTGACCGCGAGAACGTGGTTGAAGAGCTGGGCGACCTGGAGTTCTACATGGAAGGCCTGCGCCAGGGTCTGGGCATCACCCGCCAGGAAGTGCTTGACCACAACATCGCCAAGCTGTCCAAGCGTTACAGCTCCGGCACCTACAGCGACAAACACGCGCAAGAACGCGCTGACAAGAACCCCGCCCAAGGCGAACTCTTTTCGCAGGAGTAACACAACATGACCTCTATTCCAAACAATGCTGTATCCCAGGAAGACCTGGCAGAATGGTATCGGCTGCAAGACGAACTGAAGCGCATCAAAGCGTCCGAGATGCTGCTGCGCCAGAAGATCTTCGGTGCCTACTTCCCTGCACCGACCGAAGGCACCAACTCCGCACCGCTGGCTGACGGATGGGTGCTGAAGGGCAAATACACTATCAACCGCGACATTGACCCGGGCGCCCTGGGTGCAATGAAAGAACAGTTCGCGCAAGCTGGCATCTCCGCCGATGCGCTGGTGCAATACAAGCCGAGCCTTGTGCTCAAGGAGTACCGCACGCTGACCGAAGAGCAGCGCCAGCTCTTTGACCGTGCTTTGATTGTGAAGCCCGGTTCTCCTGCGCTTGAAATCGTGCTGCCCGCGAAGGCCAAGAAAGCGGGTGAGCAAGCATGACGCACACCAAGAAAGTCCTCGACCACGGCTTTGTGACGCTCCGCAACATTGCGGGGCCCACCCGCCGGGCAGACGCAGAGTTTGACGCCAGCGACGTTGATGTGGCAAACAGTGCCCGCATGTCGTTTGACGCTTCCGACCTGGAGCGTTCGTACGAAATCGAGATGAAGCTGAACCGCTACCTGCTGGCGAATAAGCACATGACCCCATTCGAGTCCATCGAGGTGTGGCTGGAAATGAAGCTGCCCATCTTTGTCGCTCGGCAGTTTGTGCGTCACCGCACCGCTGCACTCAACGAGGTGAGCGGTCGTTATGTGACGCTTCCTGCGGAATGGTACATTCCCGAAGTCGTGGGTGGCAAAGCTGCCAACAAGAAGCAGGGGCAGGAAGACAACCTGGATCAGGATAGCCAAGAGCAATTCAAGCATTATCTCAACCTTCATTGCCAGGAGGGTTATGAGATGTACGAGCAGGCTATTGGGCGAGGCGTGGCACCCGAGCACGCACGCTTGTTCTTATCCTTGAACCACTACACGCACTGGCTCTGGAAGCAAGACCTCCGGAACCTTATGCACTTCCTGGCACTGCGGACGCACAGCCACGCACAGGTGGAAGCGCAAGCCTACGCCAATGCAGTGGTCGAGCTGCTGGAGCCTACCATCCCGGGCCTCATTAACCTCTACAAGGAACTCGTCGCATGAACAAGTCCGTCACTCTTTTGGAGCGTCAGCAGCCGACGATCCTGTCATACCTGATGGCAAAGGCGCTCGGTTATAAGCCAGCTCCGGTGCTCGTCACGTTCAAGGACGCCAAGGGCAACATCCGCCGCGAGGAGGTTCCTCTGTGAAGCCGATGCTCGCTGTGGGAGCACCTGCGAAGCTGGTGTTCCCTCTGTATGCGAGCCCGAAGCTGGACGGCGTTCGATGTGTGGTCAGCGGGGCGCAAGCCCTGTCCCGCACACTGAAGCCGATCCCGAATCGGGTTGTGCAGCAGTACCTCGGGAACCCCATGCTGGAAGGTCTGGACGGTGAGCTCATTGTGGGCCCGCCTGCTGCCGAAGACGTATATCGTGTCACCAGTAGCGGGGTCATGTCACAGGACGGAGCTCCTGACTTCACGTTCTACGTCTTTGATTACTTCAACGACCCTGATCCGAAGCGACCTTACAACCACAGGCTCCCGCGTCTTATTGGTGGCGTGACCGATATTGTTGATGGTGACAAGTTCCCTCGCGTCAAGCTGCTGGAGCAACGGTACATCACCAGCGAAGAGCAGCTCTTGCAATACGAATCCGAAGTGCTCGTTCAGGGTTACGAAGGCGTGATGCTACGTTCGCCCGCAGGCCTCTACAAGCATGGGCGCAGCACAGCGCGTGAAGGCTACCTGCTCAAGCTCAAGCGATTCAGCGATGGCGAAGCACGGATCACCGGATTCGAAGAGTTGATGCACAACGCCAACGAGGCGCAGCTTGATGAGCTAGGGCACACAAAGCGCAGCAGTCATCAGGAAAACCTTGTTCCGATGGGTACCCTTGGCGCTTTGCAGGTTGAAGACTGCGCGACTGGTATTGCCTTCAAGATCGGAACGGGATACACTGCTATTCACCGGAAGCAGATTTGGCAGCAGCGAGACCGATTGGTCGGTGCGATCGTCAAATACAAGCATTTCGAGATAGGCGTCAAGGACGCGCCACGCTTTCCGGTGTGGCTCGGTTTCCGTGACCTGATTGATATGTAAGGGGCCACAATGGCATTGAATTTCACAACTACCGATCGCGCTGCTGCACTCAACGGTGTGAAGGTGTTGGTCTATGGGCAAGCGGGAGCGGGTAAAACCGTGCTGGCGAGCACTGCACCAGCACCGTTCTTGATCTCTGCCGAGGGTGGCGAGCTGTCCCTCCGCAACATGCAGATCCCGATGGTCAAAGTGACCACAGTGGATGACCTTCGCGACGTCTATGCGTGGTGCGAGCGCAGTGCGGAAGCCAAGCAGTTTCAGACCATCTGCATTGATAGCCTGTCCGAGATTGGTGAAGTGGTGCTCAACAACGCGAAGCGGCAGGCCAAGGATCCGCGCCAAGCATACGGGGAACTGATCGAGAAGATGGAAACCACCATCCGCCTCTTCCGTGACCTTCCGGGCCGCAACGTGTATATGAGCGCAAAGATGGAGCCCACGAAGGACGAGCTGACAGGTGTGGTCAAGTACGGACCCTCAATGCCTGGCAGCAAGTTGGCCTCCAAACTGCCCTACTTCTTCGACGAGGTATTCCGCCTCGGTATTAACAAGACGCCTCAGGGTGAGTCATATCGCTTCTTGCAGACTCAACCTGACCTCCAATACGAAGCCAAGGATCGCTCAGGTGTCCTGGCTGCCGTAGAACCGCCCCACCTGGCACAACTTTTCGCGAAAATCTTAGGAGCTTGAAACCATGGCACAATTGAACTTTGACGCTAACACCGTCTCCCCCGCTGATTCCATCGAAGCTATCCCGGCCGGATGGTACAACGCACAAATCGACCAGTCGAAAATGAAGCCGACGAAGGACGGTTCCGGTGCCTACCTGGAGCTCCGCTTCAGTGTCCTGGACGGTCAGTACGCCAACCGCAAGGTGTTCGGACGTCTGAACCTCCGCAACGCCAATCCGGTCGCTCAGGAAATTGCTTACAAGCAACTGAGCGCGATCTGCCACGCTACTGGTGTGTTGCAGGTGCAGGACAGCCAGCAGCTCCACGGTCGCCCGATGAAGATCAAGGTGTCCGTTCGCGCTGCGTCCGG